GCGCATTTGCCAGCGGCTGGTTCGGAATTTCTGCGAGTGAAAGATTAACAGTGCGCATAGCTAATCTCTTTTGCGTCCACGCAAAATTACCTGGTCAATAACGCGCCCGGCGGTTTGTCCTGGAGTTGTCGGCTTTGCGTTTTCCGGGGGGAAGTGCTCCGGGAAAAGCGAGCGTCCTAACGCCGTAGCGACGGCGGCAACGGTTCCGGCAATAAGCGCGAGCGTCTGGTACTGCGGGAACGTTGCGGCAATCAGCGACCCCACAGTAGCGGCAAGCGCCAAAACGGTTACAAAGCGGTTTGGAGTTTTCACGGTTCACCTCGGCAAGTAGCTGAACTCTGTCCGGTACTGAGGCTTGCGAGGTCGCCAACCCCACACGGCGTAGCACACCGCGTCAGCGCGGTCAGGAGACCGTCCTAGGCGTTGCCGCACGGCATCCTTCGGCTCCAGCAGTATCCTACCGCGCTGGTAGGAATAGCGCAACGCTGCAAGCTCATCCTTCAGCTTGCGGTCGTCAGGAAGCGCCACGTCACGATAACGCAGGTGTTCAGCCAGAACCCAGTAGGACTCCGCCCGCAGGTTAGCAAACTGCCCGTCGCGGATCGCGGCTTCCGCCCCGTTGAAGGCTTCGACGTTGAGTTTTTCCTTGCGAAGTATATCCGTCAAACCACCACCAAGCCCAGCGTCGTCAACGACAATGCGGTACTGGCGGTACTGAGAGAAAATAAGTTCGGCGATTGTTGTGATTGGCGATTTTCGCAGCGTGTGCAGGATTGAGACCGCGCCATTGCGTGCGACACCGGCAATTACGGTTTCATCGTTACCAAAGCGGGCAACATCAACACCGACGGAAACAAGCGCGTCCGGCTGACGCGCGTCGCTAGATAGCATTGCCGCGTCAAAGAAAGCGTTCTCGTCACTATTCCAGTCAACGAATTCCGCGAGATATTCCTGCCGGAAGACGTTTTCGGGAAGCTCGCGCTGGCGCTCGGCAATTTCTTCGGCAGGGATGAACGGATTAGCGGAAGTTGGGGCGGTAAAAGAAGCCCAATCAGGATAATCAGGGTCTTCGCCGCGCCGGTAAAGTTCCCAGAAATAGTTGAGTCCGGCGGGGGTAGAAATGAACCACGCTTCACCACGCAGGTCGGTAAGCGTCGGCGCGATAGCGTGTTCCCAAGCTTCTTTGAGATGACGCGCATGCGCCGCCTCATCAATAACAACGCGAGCGTATTTGCGCCCGCGTCCAGCGTCCGGGCGTTCAAGCGTCCAACCGTCAATCGTACCACCGCTAATCAGTTCGATGCGCATTTCGGCGCGGTTGATGCGGCGCGTCAAGGGGCGCAAGGTGCGCTCAATATCCGCCCAAGCTTCAAGTAGGAGTTTGTAGGTTGGGGCAAAGATAGCGACAGGATTACCTTCGATAGCCCCTCCCGGGGCAAGTGTAAGCCACTCAGTTGCAAGAAGCGTTTTACCGAAGCGTCGTCCGGCTGCAATAACCTTGAACCGACGCGAGTCTGAAAGGATCTCAAACTGCACCGGATGCAAAAGTAGCTGCGAGCATTTTAGGGCGACTTTGGGCATCCAACGTACTCAAAATAGGCAGATATTCAATTCGCAGCGCCATAGACGCCGTAGCTCCGCTCGATCACGATTTCGGTTTTGGCTCCGCCGTAGCTGTCAAGTCCCCAATTGATTCTCTCGATTTTCTGCAGGTTCATCAGGGTCTCGCTGGCAATTTTTGCCGCCTTCAAGTCTTCAAACGCCAGCAGCTTTTGCTCTCTTGTTTTAGCCTCGCGATGCGCTTTGAGTCCGGCGTAGAGACGTTCACGGACGGCGTTAGTTTCTTCTTGGTGGCGGCGTAAGATTTCGGCAGCGCGGTCAGCGGCGGCTTCAATTGCGGCGGCGCGTTTTTGAGCGGCGTCGGGAAGTTCGTAGAGTTTCTCTTGTGCTTTGCGCCGGACAGTTTCAGCAGCATCGGAGCCATCGCTCCAACCTTCACGCTCGGCGCGTCTAGCAATAACCGTCTTGCTAACGCCGTACTTGGCAGAGAGAAAGCCAAACGACGCGCCAGCTTCTCGTTCAATTCTGATGTTAGCCCATTGTTCAGGAGTTAGCTTCGGTATTCCCATTACACTCTCGCCTTCGCTTTTTGCTGTTTTGGTAAGATGCAATCTGCTTTGAGGTGGTTATTGTCATTCTTGTTTCTTGATGCAGCTTTGATCAGCGTTCCGTGCAAGTTTTTGTCAGGCGACGTGGCCTGACGAGATTGCGGCACGCGATAAACATAATGGACATCTGCCGCTTTTGCCAAGCGCACCAGTATTTCTTTTACCTGCCCGTCTCCAGGCTCCATATCAAACACCAGCACAACGGTGCAGTTGTAGGCTTTAGAGACGGCATCTACAACGGAAATAACTTTGTCTACCTCATCCGGGTCAAACAAATCGCCGTGAAAGTAATCGGGGACGGTATCAATCACAACGAGGGATGGAGATGCGTATTTTCGTCGGTGCCATTCCATCACGTCAAAAAAGTCTTGTCTGTTACTCCTACCGTTACTGGAATGAGGAGCCAGATCAAGCTCATTGCTACGGATAACAGTGATCGGGATTTCGTCTAACCGTGAGGCGACGGCGGCAGCGTACAGGCAGACGACTGATTCTAGTTCCGTTTTACCGGCTTCGGTGGGACGCGCTAAATAGAGAACAGAGCCGCGAGTAACGGAGCATCCGCGCCAGGGGGTGCCGGTAGCGACGGCCATTGCCCAGCCTGCTGCAACCGTAGTCTTTGCCGCGTCAATGCGTCCCGACAGCAAAACAATATCACCGGCGCCGATAACGTTCTCAATGAGCCAAGGGCGTGTTTTTTTCATTCTCTCTCTCGTTTTGTTATGGTGGTGCGGTCTAACTGGAGCCCTGCTTGCAAAGATAACACTGGTTTTTGTACTGAACAAGCCAAGACACAAAAAAAGCGCCGTTCCGACGAGAGAACGGCGCGCGAGTTGATGAATCAAGGACACGCGCTAAAACGTGCGCACTTCAGAGTCAAGGATAATTTCTATATCACGCACGTCTTGCGGAAAGATGTGAATAACGCTTTCGGCTTGATCCCAGCGCCAAGCTTTAGCACGGATCAGCGCCAGCCTAGCGCCGGTCTGTGGTGACAATGAGTCTAGTCCATCCAAAGACGTAACGGCACGGATAGGGGGCCCGGCTGGTGTGGAGCGGATGAAAAAGTAGAAAGCTTTCAGAGCGTCATTTCCGTCCGGGGGGATAGCCGTCGTTTCTGGGATGTAACGCAATTCTTCACTAAAGACCGGCACGACTGGGAAACAAAGGACCCAGCGGACGGCTTCTTTTAGAACAAGAACGGAGGCGTTATGAATACCCCGGAAGTCCCAGTCTTCTATTTTCGTAACACAAATTGCCTGAGCGAATGTGAACGGTGGTTCTTCAGTGGGTTGAAGTTCGTTAAGGCGGCGAAAGTCACATACCGCCTCGAAACCCGGGACATCGACCGTTTTGGGGCCTGTTTCTATTTTTGCCGTAGAGGGGAGATCAAAGGTAAACGTGTGTGTCCCCCGAAAGACCATTGTCAGGTTGTTCATTACTGTCTTCTCTGCGTTTTGAGCCCGCCGGCTATTGAGTTGTTTTGAATTTACAACATCCCAGACGATGTGTCAAGCAAAAAAAAGCTCCAGAGAAGGCGCGCGCTGGCGTTACAGCTCTGCCGAGTGGAATCCGCCAGCGGGGTTGTCAAGAAGGATTCGCGGCTAAGCTAAACGCGCGAATACCTCACGTCGTGGAAAACTCCGGCGTCAGAAGCTTTTGAGTTTTTCACTCCGGGGCGGCTATGGAGTACTCGGACGCTAAAAGAAGCCTTCGAGTCTTCCGGTTTTCTTGGCGACAGGATGAAGTTCCGGCTTGCCCTTCGGACAAGTCCGTTGTGACTTGCAAAGCAATGCGTCCTTAGCATTGAGCGGAACACTGCAAGCCGGGCACAGTTTAGCTAACGCATTCAAGCTCGATCATGGCTTTTGCCGTGACGAGTTTTTAGGTCTACATAGCGACTAGTTTTATCAAGTTTTTCCTAGAACGACTCTCGAGTATAAGCCGAAAAACTAGGGAGAAAAAAGAAGGTTTATTCCCTAGGAAAGCCTAAACTATTATACCGCCTAACAGGCTTGTATGGCGGTTTTTTCCGGCTATTAGAGGCGACAGGAGTAAGCGCGTCAATACGCTCGAGAAACACTAGAGTGGTGGCGACGCAATGGAACACCAAGGGGATAGGTTTAGCGCTACTGGAAGGTATTTTCTCTGCCCGGTAATCCTGCTTGTCCGAACTGCGAACCGACGGCCGTCGGAGCGAACCGGCTCCGCGGGAAGCCGCTAAAACCGCTTATAAGCCGCCGGAACCCCGTGGCACGTATATCCCTACGAGCACCTCTCTCAAAATGCGTTATAAGCGGTTTTAGGGGCATTAGCGGGCATCTTAGGTGGACACCAAGGGGGTAAAAGTCTACCTAGCCGGCGAACCGGCTGGAAAATTTTGAACTCAGTTTTAGTTTTTTGTTTTTCCAGTAAAAACCGGCAGGGGGGCAGGGCCGGGCGAACCGAACTCGCCCGGCTCGCTAGCGAACTGGCGGGGTAGCCCTTAAGGGGCTATACCCCCCGCTGAGTTCGCGTCGCGCGCCTTGCCCCCCTGCCGGTTCGGTAAAGATTTTTTCATTGATTTTTGATGTTTTTCCAGTCTGATAACGTGAAAAATGGGTGGTTTTTCTAGCTACCTGGCGTATTTTTCCAGCTTTTCGGCTGGCGTTCGGGAGTTGGTTCTTCGCGCTGGCGCCGGTTTTTGCTTGTAACTTATTGGACCAACTGGGTTTGGTTGAATCTCGCCGGTGAGCGAACTGACAAACGAGTTCGTGCTAGTTCGCCGAGTTCGCTTAGTATTCATGCGGTTTTTGTGAATTCGGCGTTTTAGGGTTCAAGGGCGGTTCGGTGGGTAGTTCGCGGGCGGTTTTTGCTCCCCTGGTGGGGTGCTGGCTGCCTTCCGGCTGGCGTTGTTGGAAAAACAAACGCCGGGAAGGTCTCCCGGCGCGGCGTGCGGGCTAAAACGGCAGCTCGTCGACCCACCACTCACAAGCGTCTTGGAGGGCGGCAAAATCCGGCGGCGGGTAGTCCTGATAATGCAGACAAAAGCCTTCCGGCGTGTACTCCCAACAGGTATGACAACACTTCGGAATTGGCGGGTTTTTCCCTGTATGTGGAGCGCGGATAATCTCGCGCCATTCGCGAATGAAATCGGGTTCTAGTGGTCTCATAATAGCCTCCATTTAGCGGAAGTAATTCGGAAGAATTTGCCGTCTCTAACAAAAGAAATTTCAGACGGTGCGGGTTTTTCGTTGAGAATTTTTGCCAGCTTTTCAAGCTTCTCCTGCTCACCACCTTGGAGCTGAGGGAGTGGCTCGCCAAGCAGGGCTTCGAGGTCAGCTTGGGCGCGGCGTCCGGGAAATCCTGGGTAGAAAAGCGTAAGGTACTGGGTAATAACTAGGCGTGAAGACGCGGTGTGGTACTCACCTAGTAGCAACCAGCGTCCGCTATGGACGCTATAGTGCGGCATCCAGTGCCAGCGCGTGACAGCGTGGGTTTCTACGGCGTCGCCCATAATATCGGCATCACGTAACCATAGGTTGACCGTGCGCTCGGCTGGTGGAAATTCGTAGTCGCACGCTGGGCATTCCTTGACTTTGGCGTGGACGATTTCCCGGCACTGTGGGCACTTCTTGACTGGCGCGCGTCCGCTTTCGTTGCCGTTCTTTTCTGGCGGCTCGACGGCTGTGATTGGACCATGCCGCTCAACGACGCCGGCAAAGTCCAGCACTAGACAGTGATCGGTGTGAGATTTCGGACGCAGCCCCCGGCCGGCCATTTGCACGTATAAGCCGGGGGATTCTGTTGGACGCAACATGGCAATCAGGTCAATGTCAGGAAAGTCGAACCCCGTAGTAAGAACGTTTGCATTGGTTAGCGCGCGAATTTCACCTGCCTTGAATGCGCGGATAATGGCATCGCGCTCGTTTTTAGCGGTCTCGCCGGTGACGCATCTCGCTTTGATGCCGCGTTTAAGAAATTCAGCGGCAATGTGGCGGGCGTGTTCAACTCCGGTGCAAAAACATAGCCAGTGCCGGCGGTTCTCAGCGCGGGCAATAATCTCATCCACGACCGACCGGTTCAGGTCTTCCTTATCCACTGCCGCCTGGAGCTCGCTTTCAACGTAGTCGCCATTACGCTTGGCGACGCCAGATACGTCATAGGCTACGTCTGTGGTTTTACTTTTCAGCGGCGCTAAATACCCCTTAGCGATAAGCTCTGTCAGAGACGCCGGTTTGATTAGCGGCGGCGAAAAGATTGCCGGCGGGTCGGTAATCAGTCCGTGACCTAACCGGAACGGCGTGGCAGTCAGTCCAACGACACGGAGCCGTGGGTTGATTTGCGTCAACTCGCTGAGAAACGTCCGATACATCCCGGTGTCTTTGTGCGACACCAGGTGTGCCTCGTCAATAACAACAAGGTCAACGTGCCCCACGTCTTCGGCGCGTCGCCAGATTGATTGGATTCCGGCATAGGTGATGGGGTAACCGAGTTGTTTTCGCCCTACGCTGGCGCTGTACACGCCGACTGGCGCGTTTGGCCAGTGAAGCAGAAGCTTCTCTAAGTTCTGCTCTATCAACTCCTTGA